TGCGTCATAATTTAATTCTTGAATACCTCTTTTTGCATGAAACAATACCTTGTATCTACTTTCATTGTTTATTAAAGAATGGTTTCCTTCATACATCAACAAGAAGTTAGTAACTACATCAGCTAAACTTACATATTGAGACGAACCCCAATTTGCATCCGTAGGCGCAACCCCATCATTAGTATAATATTTTTTTTGATCCATGTATGCCATACCTATTGCTGTTGATTTTGTAATTGTTCCTCTAATTGTCCAAACTTAACGACATCTCCTTCTCTTATCGATATACCTGCATACTGAAGTATCTTAGCCACTAAATCATTAGCGTCATCTAAAGGAAGCTCGAAGTCTTGATAGTCAGGTTGACTTTGATCAAAAATAGGGTCTCCACTTAATATAGTGGTATAGGTCCATTTAGGATCTTTAGGGTATCTAATATATTGTGATTGAATATCTCCTGCAGTATTATATGTTGCTGGAAATATTGTCAAACTATTTCCTTCTTGAGTATAGGCGGGATATGCAATAGAGGGAGCTGTTAAAACAGAATTGTTTAAAAGTGTTATTTTACTATGACTTACTTTTTCCGCCTCTCCCTTATATACACCACCAGAAGAACAAAGGATTTTATTTAGTAAATAATAATCCGATCCAGTAGTGTTTGCAGTAGGAACAGAAAAAACATTTAAAGCTACTTGAGATAAAACTGATGTTACTGAAAAAGTATCTATCACCTCCTCTAGTCCTTTCTTTATGTCCGCATAACCAGTTCCTGATACACGTGAATTCTCTTTATTTATTTGTTGATTATATGAATAAAAATATTCATCGAATATATCCAGCTGAGCTTGCTTCGCAAAAAGGTTAAAATCTGATGGAGATATATAACCATAGTTATTTTTATTTATAATCGCTAAAACTGTATTTCGTACAGAATTTATCATTGCTAATTCTTTTGCACAAAGATAAGCAAAAAAAAAGAGGTCAATTTTTTGACCCCTTCATTTATCTCCTCTTACTTATCCTTAGACAACTGCCTAAGATGTTTGTATGATTCTACTCCATCATCTGATTGAAAGAAGGATGCGGCCATATACATATAGTCTTCGCCGTAAGGAACATTAAGCATCTTCTTTTTATTTGAAGGCGTATTAAACCACACCTCTTTTTTATTATTTCTAAGACTCAATAAATTCTTATCAAAGAAAGATTGAACAGTAGCGTTCATTTTTAACATAGGATCTTTAAGTAAGGTTAAAAAACCTTTAGGGTCAGACTTTGCGAATATTAATATATCTCTTCGCAGCTCTGCTGTCGTAATTTTAGAAACATCACTTCCAAATAAAACTCTAGCTACATTCTCTACTTGATCTAATTCTAATTGTCTAGCTTCAATTAAGGCATCTACCTCTAAGTTTAAGTCTTCAACAATCTCTGCAGCTTCTTTTGCTTTATCTACCTCTACGAAAAGACTTCCGTTCCCTGGGTGTAAAGATAAAAACTGCTGTAGCACTTGATTGTTTTTAGGAACGTTTAAAAATCCGTCATCAAAAACAATTGGCTCTAAAATAGCATTGTTATCTTGCTCGTCTTGGAAAGGTGTTTTTTGATTTCTAGCGTATCTTAAAGGACGATTAGTTCCTTCTTTTTCATCCCAATGTAGTAAAGGGTATCTCTGAGTATGTCGAGAAGCTAGTATTAATGATAATGGTGGAGTTTCTCTTACTAATTTGTATTGTTTATCTACAAAAACTGTATTCTTTTTCATTGTATATAATTTAGATTTAATTTAAAGTTTATAAAATAATGGGGGTTTTTACACCCCCATTAAAAGGCAATCTACTATTCTTGGAATAAGAAGAAGTTGTTAGCACCTAAAGTACAAACAGCTCTCTCAGACAAGAAGTTAACTTGCATGTTATCGATATCGCTAGTAGCAGCGCCACCGGCAGATCCCGTAATCCAAGTTTTGTAACGTCGATCTTCTGTTTCAGAAGCTCTGTAACGAACGTGTAAGAAAGGTCGCTTAGCGTTCTTCCCTAAGATTTGATCGTAAACACTTGTAGATCCAGCAGGTACAAGTAATCCATTTACTCGTCCAGAGTTAGCTCCTAAAGGAAGTCCTCCTCGCATTGTAGGATCGTTTAAGTATTTCCAGTCAGTCTTATAGAAGTCATATCCTCTACGGAATCCTGAGAAACCTAGATTTAATGCCATCTCTTCATCATTGTCAAATAGACCATAAGAAGTACCACCTGCTCCGTAAGAGTTTTGTGCAGCTAACATGTCATCAATGTCAAATCCAAATTGACGATCAAGGAAAATAACATTTTCTTCGATAGACCCTTGCTTATCTAAACGAGAGATGATAGCGTCAAAATCCGCTAAAGCTTGTGGGTTTCCACCATTCCAGATATTTCCTCTTTGAGAAACAGAATAGAAGATACCGTCAGATCCAGCACCAGGATTTGCCGCACCAGCAGCGCTACCTAATGCAGCAGCAGCTCCTGAGTTTTGCTCAGCAGGTACAGCTTCAATCATTGCAGTCTCTAAGTAGTCATCAAAACGTAAACGAGTTTCATGCTCTGATTTTAAATACCATAGGTATCCAGTAGCTCCGTCTTCAGTAGTAACTTCTACCCATCCAATTTGAGCCATATCAGATCCAGAAACAGTATATGTGTCTTTTAAGATGATAGGCTTGTTTTCAAAGATAAAGTCATTAGACTCAAGAGAACCAACCATTCCAGCAGTTCCTTTTCTAAATTCTGAACCATAAATAAAGATAGTAACATCAGCGTTAGCATCTCCAGTTCCAGCAGCGATTAATCCTCCTGCTTCGTAGAAAGAACAAGTAAATTGTCCAGCTCCACCACCTGCGTTATTCACAGCAGTAACAACAGCTTTATTCATACCAGCGCCACTGTTTTGTACAACAGCAATAGTTTGACCTACTCTTACAACTTGTTGAGCTGTAGCAGGGTCAATAACGTCATTTACTTGAAAAGTAGCCTGGTCTGCATTAATAAGAGCAGCAGTACCTACTTGAGTATATTTAGTGTGTAGTCTACCTTGTTCTGCCCATTTTATAAGGTCAGAATTTGTAGGCATCTCAGCTCCTACCATACGTAAGAATGAAGAGATAGTTCTGTTTCCATAACGTTCAAACTCTTTTTCATAAGTATCAGGAAGATACTGATTTAAAAAGTCGAAGTTAGTAATGTAATTCTCTGTTCCAGGTGTTCTTTCTGAACTTGGAGTTAGAGCGAATGTCGGGGTTGCATTTACCGATCCAGCCATAATTTTTTAATTTTTTTTTAGGTTCTTTTAATACTTTTAATTTTTAATCCTCTACTCGATGGTTTCGATAAAGATTTTACTTGCATTCCTCCTTTTGTAGAAACCTCTGGAGTTCTACGCTCTGACATGTTTATGTTTTTTGTCTTGCGTATCACATCTTCAGTCGCCTGTGATTTACCTTGTTCAAAAAAGAACTGAGCAAATTTATCAGGATTCATTGCGATTGCTAAAGATCTATGGTATCCTTCCGCATCAGTTAAAAGTCCATCAGAGTCCAAGTATTTATTTACAAAATTCAAAGGAGTCTCTTGAGCTTTCTTTAATTCAGAAGTGCTACCTGGAGAAAACGTAACATCTGCGTCGTTCAATTTGAATTTAAAACCTTTAAACTCTGAACTGAATACCTCGTCGCTTTTCTTCGAGAACCATTCACGCTTACGATTTGCTTCCTCTTGTTGAGATTTAGCGGTACTTAAATATTGCCTATACTCCTTTAGCTCTTCATTAGCTTCGTTAGAACTACCGATTGACTCAAGCGGTTGTTTGTATAACTCTTGCTGTTCATTGAAAAACCTAGTTGCTTTAGCAATAGCTTTTTTCTTTGCTAATTTAGTTTTCTTAATCACCGATTCGTCATCTAGCTCTTCATCATAATCATAATCCTCTAGTATGGAGTTGATATCCTCTGAATCTAAACCTTCTTCCGTAAGTGTAAAGTACTCTCTTAGCAAAGAATCAGGATTCATTTTAGTGTAGTCTTGTTGTAATTTAACAAAATCACTAATTCCTCGTCCTGTTTCTTTTTTATATTTAAAGTAAGCGGCTACATCTTCAGGCAATTCTTCCGCCTCTTCTTTAGCCTCCATTAATTCTTCAATAGAATTAATTTCTTTACCATATCTATTTCCAATATATGAAAGAACATCTTCCTCTTTTAGCTCGTAATCTTCTTTAATAGAAGTATTATCTTCTAATACAGGCTCTTCTTTTTTTTCTTCTTCGGTATCATCAATCTCATTCTTTTCACTTACAGGCTGTTCGCTTGACTCTTCAGAAAATTGCTGTTCATGTTTGTCAAGTAGCTCTTGTTCAATTTCTTGTGAAGATTTTGAATCTACATTCGTTACCTCTCTTACTTTTATATCCATTTGATTTGATTTAAGTTACAAATTTAAGAAAAATATAAAGACACTTTTTTACCTTGGAGAAAACTCAGCTAAATCAAAACCATCTAGAGAATCTTCATTAGATTCAAAATTCTTAGGCGGTAAATTATTTTTTCTTTGATTTATTAATTGAGATTGCTCGGTATTCTGCTGACTTATTCTATCTTTCTTTGCTTCCTCTCTATTACCCTCTCTTTTAGCTAGCTGAGCATCACTAATACCTTGTAGCTGTAAGTTGTAATTAAACTCTTGCTGCATTAGTTGAGACTTTAATTCAGCCTCGGCCTTTGTCTTCTCTATTTCAAAAGCAATTTCAGCTTGCTTATATTTCATTTTACCTTGAGTCTCTAGTTCTATTTTTTGAACAGCTACTTGAGCTGCCATTTCTTGAGACTTAAGTTGTTGCTGGGCAGTTATAGCCTGACGTTGCATTTCTTTCTTTTCGTCTATTTCTTGTTTAGACTTTCTTTTAACTTTCAGTAATTGATTAGCTAGCTTAAGATTTCTTATCTCTCTAATATCAATAGCATCCTCTAGATTAATATCTCCTTTAGATAGCGCCATTTGAATATTCTGTTCAAGCAAAGCTTTTTCTTCTTCATCTGGAGATAATTCAATAAATACTCCAAAGTCATAAATATATAACTCAGATATCTCCCCTAAAATACTTACATTATATTTTCCTATTTTATTTATAAAGTCATCTTTAAAGTCAGAATACTCAAGTATGTCTGCAACTCTATAAGTTAAAGCCTCAGCTAAAGTTCTATACATATAAAGACTACCGTCTAGAATATGTCTAGTGGCTGTATTTGAACTTAA